CGTGTGCATAAATAATTAAATTTTTCCTGAGTGTCTACAATATAATCATAGCCATGATTTCTTGCAAGGACTTGCATAGCTAGCCATAATTGACCATACAAATCCTTACTCATCACATTAACCTGTATTCCTGCCGCCTCTATAACATTGACAATTTCTTCTTGTATAGAGTTTATAAATTCAGGCGTAGGAATTGTATCAGCATGAAAACGATAATCTGAAGTTTGTATTCTGTGCATGGTTATATCCTATGTCCAAACAGTTCCAGGACAAGAAAAATTAGTACCAACTGCCGCATCATCTGTATTTACGAAATCATTAGTAGGATTAGAAGCCTCAACCGTATAACAAGAAGACATATACGAACAAGCTGAAAAACCAGATTCAATCCCTCCTACCGTCGTTATTGTTTGAGCATAGCAACAAGACATAACAGTGACAGCTCCAAAACCAATAACTGTCGCAGCTCCAGAAGAAACTAAATTAAACGCATGGCAAGATGTAACTAATGACCCCCCGTTAAAACCATATATAGACCCAGTAGTAGAACTAAGATTTACAGCATAACAACAGGTTACTCTAGCACAAGTAAGAAATCCAAAAACATCCCCAGTAGTCGTTGAAAGAGAAGATGCAGTACACCCGCTCATAGTGTCACAATCATCAAATCCATAAACATCTGCCAGCGCAGATAATGTAAAGCAGTTGTGGACTACACAATTAACCAGATTTAAACACTGATAGAACCCACTAGTCCTTGTATCGCATGAGCAATCAAATACACTACATCCTATATACTTTGATGTATAGTTATGAGCTGAAGTAGCTGACCCACGAAACTCATATCCAACTGCATTCCTATATCTATGACTTACTTTACAATTATCATAAGTCACATGATTAGCTTCAAGGTAAAAAGATTCCTCATTTGTCCCTAAATATGTAACCGCATCCCCTCTTATCCAAACATTATCCATCTTGCAATAATCAGTATTCGGAACCATATAAAATGGAGTCCCTGCGTCGCTTAGATAAGCCCCGTTCTCCATTCTAAAATGAGTGCAATTATTTGTTTGAAGATATCCCCATGTATCTCCACCTGATAAAAATGATCCAGAACCCCCACAAAGATATCCTATTCCTGTATTTCTTAAAAGGACCGATCTATATGAATCACGAATATGATAATGGTTAGCCCCTATCCTTTCTATGATCGCATTAAATTGAGCCTGATTAGTTACTATCACATCATACTGTGAAGTCGGTAGTAGAGTTCTAATCGCCGCGAGGAGTTGATTTTTTGTGTCACTATACCCATCAGTCGCGACAGCTATACCCGCGCTTTCAATCACACCACAAATCTCTTCCTGAATACTATTTAAAAATTCAGGAGTCAGACAAGTGGCGGGAGGACCGCCTGTAAATAATCCCGCCACGTTGCCCGTGCCAGTTGTTCTGTGCATGGCATATCTCCATTAGAAATTATTGTTTAGAAACCGCCCAATCAGGATCAAAATAAAATTTTCCAATAGCCGATCCCAGGTGGCTATGAGTTGAAGGCATAACAAATCCAAGAACCTTGACATAAGAAGTCGCGGTCATGGTAATTGAACCTGAAGCCCCGGACGCTGCATAAATCGCTTTCCCTATCAACCTTGAAAAGAGGGTGCTCCATGACGATTGATACACGCACCCGCGCATGAGTACACGCGCCTGAGACTCTGCTGCCGCGTAAGAATCCATTGCCAGAGCAAGAACACAATTTGAAAATTCAGCTGCGTCGTAGCATCCCCATCCACCGCCGGACTGATCTTGCCTGAGTACGTTAGCAAATGAGCAAGCACTTTGCATATACTGAGAATACAGAATCCAACCACGCGCAGATTTATCAGTCGTAGTGTACCGTGATTGAGGTTTAGTCCAGAAGTCTCCAGCGTTCGCAAACTCCTCCTCCTGGATTGTAACAACAAAGTCCCGGAGGTCTTGCGGGCTTATATTCCCAGTGCTGTTATCAGTGAACAGTACAAGGATTTGAGCCCTTGATCTTTGAGTATCAGCCATAACCATTCTCCTATAATTTTAAATTATCGTGGAACATCAAATCCACTATCAAATCCGTCATGGGTAAAGCCGCCTCCGTGACAGACATCAAAGCCTAATAAAAAACCTTTATCAAATCCCCCTACAAGATAGGTTCCCTCATATTCTGCTATCGCTGCAAAGCCTGTATCAAATCCAGTAGTAAGTCCAGCGATAGGAATTATTCCATCATGATAGGGTAAGCACTCATATCCCCACGAAAAACCTCTTGAAAATCCCCGTCCATAAAAATCATATAACGCAAAAGAATGAGCGGGTTTTATTTTATCTATTTCTAAAATTAAAGAGTCAAGACTTCTTGTCATTGCACATACGGGGTCAATATCTGTATCGCTTGCCCGTGCTGTAAACCCTGCATCAAAACCTAAGTCAAATCCACCCGCATCAAATAGAGTATCTGCATAAACAAAGAAAACAAATATATTTTTCTGGTCACCTATGATAGATATTGAACTCATAAGACCAACCCAGAACGGTGAGCACTCAAAAAAAGTTATCGAATATCCTAAAGATAAAGCAACTTCAGTATAATACTCTTTAAATAATCCCCCCCTTGCTACTATCTTAGTTGCGATTGCAATCTGTCTATCTGATGTGGCAGTACTATCAATAGTTATTCCAAGTTCTTCTTCATACTCAGCAAGAAGTTCAACACTATTAGCAGGGATATTTTCATCAAGAAGATCGTATGCACGGGCGTCTAATCTTGCTAATTCATAAGACAACGCCATTCTTAAAAGACCTAATATTGAATTAGGATTTTTAGTCCATGCCTTTCCACGAGGAGTAAGCCCCTCTAATTGACCTGTATAATCAGAATAACTTCTTCCGGTTGCCATTTTTTAATAGTCTCCAAAAGTCACGGTTCCGAGTACTGGAACTTTATTCGTCGCACTTGCTATGTCTCCACCGGGAGTATTGATTCTAAATGCTATAATCCCCGCTGCTGCATTTATGGCCGCCACCTGCTCATTCTCATATATAGTTTCTCCCGGTCCACCCTCTTGCACTATCAAGTCATCAAGCTGGCTTAATATCGCCGCTTGTATTGTTGGAGTATTCGGATAAATATCAATATCAAAATTGATTGCTTCTTCAGTTAGAGCAATCATAAAAATTCCTTCTTCTGCCGTGACAGGTGTTCCGATTTCTTCACCCGTTATCGTGTCAATATGATATAGAATATAAGCAAGTACCTCTGCTATTTGAACACTATCTGGGATAATAGACGATAGGTCATTATCACGAACAAATGCAAGACCCAAAGTTCCTAGTCCATTATATTGCGGGATGGTCCATGCTCTTGTGACACCCGAAATTTCTTTAGCCCACACTTCATAATCAAACTCCGCTCCCCCGTGGGGAGGTTGTCGCTTGCGTTCAAGGACCCTATCACGATAATCGTCATCACTCTCTTCATCTAATCCATCAGTTATAAGGTCAGCGTCTACTGTTCCTGAAGAAGATATCCCGGCTATTGGAGTTACGAAAGTCATCACTGTTCCAGCCGCCTGATCCCCATCAGATCCTGCAATTTTTGCAGTAATGTCTACAGTAGCCTCTCCCGCTCCATCTACTATGACTGAATCATCCACAGTGTACACTTGCCCATCGGGAGCCTCTAATTCAGAACCAATAGTGATAACCCCTGCCGGAGTACATCCAACGAAATCAACAGATCCTTTTGAATATGTCGGTGCTTTTCTTGATACGCCATATTCATTTCCCGCAATTTCAAGATTGTCAGTGTCTGCGGTGCTCACGAACATTTGATCTTTTATCCATGATAGAAAACCATATAATAAATACACAGCTCCCGCAACTACACGCGCAAGCACGCGCAAGACCGAACGCCGAAGCAATGGTGTATTTACATCAGTAACCCGCGCTTCAATATCAGCCTCTATCCTATCTACTATATCCTGTAAAGTAGGTTTTGAAAATGGCATTTAAGCCTCCATCTGGCTAGCCCAGAGTGCATCAAATTTATATGTAATATCTGTTCCATCTGATTTATATATTTTAGCGGACATATACAATCTATCATTTCCAGGCTGACCAGCCCTTTCGGCAAGTGCTTCAACCTTTTTTGCTACCCCGTCTTCTACGAGCCATGCCAGAGCCTCCTCTATATATATCTTTGCAAGCTTTATATTTTCAACCGTTGTCTTTGACCTATCGAGCAACCAGAGTCTTGATCCAATTTGATCACCAGAATAATTACTTGTCTGATCCCCCCACCATCCGCGTCTATCATCATTATCAAAATCATCGTCTATACGCGCCCGCATGTCCGTGAATAAACTTATAAAGACGGCGGTTTCTAACCCATCATCACGGTCGATATCTCCATCAGTAATGGAAGCATCAAACTCCATTAAATCAGAGTCATATGTTAATTTAATATCGCCGGTTTCTATTGACATTTTGCTTTAACCTGTCCTGCATCAGTAATCTCAAAATCACATGTACAATTAACAACGTCCCAAGGAAATATGGCCTTTACAAATATTCCCATACAATTTCCTTTATCATTTTTTCTTAGAGGTTTCCCCATCCATACCGGAAGATTAGTCTCATTAACTTTCGTTCCTGAAGGATCTATTGGATTTAAAGTTCCTCCTCCGTTATGATTATATCCAACTTTCGTACATGCAGCAACGGCAAGGGTCCAAGATATTCGTGATAATAAAACCCCTCTGTTATTACACTTCACTTTGTTCGATGGATGTTCTGTATATGTCGGATTACCTGGAGTCCATGTCGCCGCTCCTGTTGGAGTAATTGTTATAACCCGATCTTCATTTGCTATTTCAATCAGTGCCATTATATATCCACCGTTAAATTACCGTTCAGGTCCCATTGCGTTGTCGTTGATTTTAATATGTTTCCATTTCCATCTTCAGCATGAATAGTATTATCTGTATTTAATTCAATATATGCCTTCGCCTCTTTGTTGGTAATTTTAGTAGACCCATCAGCTTTTAGCCATACTCGTTGATTGCTATTCAGATTATATACACAGACATCTCCATCACTTAAATCAGTTGGCCGATATCGTGTGTCCATAACACATATAACACACCCCTGATCACGATTACCACCTGGAAATATAATAAGTGATTCTGAATCTTTTTTTGGATATGATTCAAAACCATATTCCTGAAATCGCTCTATATCGGTTATCGTTTCTTTATCAAACCCTTTTACCTGAATTACCTGAGTCTTACCACTATTTTTTATAGCAGTAAGTAAAGCCCTCCCAATAACTCTATATATTTTTGCTCTTATTCCATTAGAAACTTTACTTGCTGAATATGAGTTATCTATATCAAACATCGAACGCCGCCATTTTTACATCTACAGATTTATTTTGAAATGAAAATATATTTTTATTAACCACTAATAAATCTGTCCGTGATGATTGACCCCCTGCAAGATAAAAATCAAGGTCAATAATCAACATAGTTTCGTCTATTTCGAACCACGGGTCTTTGACTTTTACTAATTTATTTATATCCCAAGGATCCCCGTTATCTGTTCTCCATCCCGATACTGTATATTTAAATAGACGTGAAAGACAACCGCGATTCCATGCAATCCATTTTGCATAGTTTTTGCATAACCCTTTTTCTGCAATATTATCAGAAAACATAATCATCGGCCGGGTACGTCTTACAACATAATCAGAATGTTCACCGGAGCATTGCGTCCAGTCTTCTATTGATTTATTGTCATCCCCTATCCCCATTCCTTTCACTATATATTTAGAATATCTATTTCTGTTCGATAGTCTAATCTCATGGGCTAATACATTTTTTCCGCGTTCTATTCCGCCACTTATTAAATCAGTTGTCGTTGCTCTTCCAAGTGTCAGTTTGCCATCAGATTTAGAGTAAGGTAGTATTCCTAATGGAGTGCAAATCTTTTGAATCATTTCCTGTGCAATTTGCCCTTCATTTATTTTGAAAGTTTTTATTTTAGTCTCAGCTTGACTTTGTACGGAAGATTCAATAGTAATTGATATTCCAAAATAAGAACAAATATTTTTTACAATAGACCCGGCAGTCTGATTTTTCCATTCACGATTAGACCCATCATAAGGACAATCTACCAAATCACATGTTTTGTCCCTGCCATATATTTCTATTATACTCCCTTTACTATTTGAAGATTCAAGATCAATATCTTCAACCCACCCATCAAATATTTTCTTATCATACATTTTTATTTGAGCGGCGTCATCAAGATGGAATCCCCATTCCGAAGGCCGTCCAAGTTTTGTGTCATTAGTTTTGAAATAATAATTAGAATAAAAGTTCACCATAGACTTACTGATAACAGCATCTTTAAATGTCGTTAAACTTTTATTTCCAGCGATGAGTTCTATCGGCGTCATTAGCTATCCAATATTGTTATTGTCTGTCCTGCCGGAAGAAACCCTGGATGGCAGACTGATGGTTTATTCATTTCATATATTTCAGTATTCCTGTTCACGTTATCAAATTTATCATACGCAAGGGCTAAACAATTATTTCCATTTACAGGAACTGAATAACTAGTAATTTGTTCAAGGTCAACCATTATTGCATACATAGTATTTATAAAACTGTTTCGCATATTTTCAAGGGCTTGATATGATAGAGTAACATCATAGGACCTTGACCCTAACCTTAATAAAAATGTGTCTATATAATCAAGAGCATCATCAAGAATTTGTTGGGCCTTTTCTTTACTAACATATTCTCCACGGACCGCAATTCTACAGGCATTGTTGATGCAAATCCCTTTAAATAAATCAATGACTGCTTTCGCGTTATCTAACTGCTCATCAGGGATAACGTCAGTGACATCATTTTCATCTATGTCTGAAGCGTTTAATAATGCTCGAACTGAATACATGGTTAATTTTTCAGGTATAGAAGTCCCATCTAAATCATACACGTCCCCACGTATCTCCCCCGAGCACGCACCCGCGACCCCGCTTGATACAGATTCTCCTGCCATGCCACAGACCGAAAGAACAGAATCAACTCCGGTCCCGATAGTAGACGCGATTCCACAGGGCGAAGAAAGCATTGAGTCAGTAAAATTTAAAGCACTTGATACAATAGACTGAGCAGCGTTTAATGTGGATGCAATTGCACCCTGAATTGATCCTATCATTTTAGAAACGCCACGCAATACGGTCTTCATTACATTTCCAATAGCCCCTAGAAATGCCCCGCCGATACTCATCCATCCAGAAAAATCATCGATGAACGCATTGAAGGTTGAAAGAGCAGTTATGTCAAATGAAGTGAGTGTGTCAAATCTCATTCCCGTCCGCTGTGTTTGCTTCCAACGGATAAAGGTCATTGAAAATCTGGCAATACCTCCCTCTTCAAATGACTCTGTAATTTTTGCAGGTTCTTTAAGATAACATAAAATCTCACCATAAAATGGATGCTTGAGTGTCCCAGGTTTTGCAGAATCACGGGACGCATATTTCCCGATAGGTTTTGTCATTGTCCCACGTTGTTGGTCATAGGCCTCTACGCCATTACATGATCCAGCAACTCCATCGGCTAACGCTTGCCGTAATTCGTCGCGGGCTTTGAAATAATTGAATGAGTTATCACTATTAGCTATAACATATCCTTCAATCATAAATTCATCAGTAGACCTTCCGAGGTCTTCGATGAAAGTTTCATCAGTTCCCCAGAAATTAGAAAGGCGAGTTTTTCTTCCTACCGTGGACTCTGAATTTTGGACATAGAAATCACATCCACGAAAAGAAGCCCGGACTAATTCGTCTCTCCATGTTCCTGTTAAATTTACACTGACTGCCATTTCGTGTCCTTACTGTACGTTTTGAATACCTGAAGTAATTGTCGCTTTTCCTTTTTTCATCTTCGGGTTTATATTAACGTTCCCTTCATCGTCGGTAGTAATTTGAATTTTCAAAACCTGTTCTAAGGCACTTTTATTCTTACCTTCATATTGGTCTATATAATCTCTAGCCTCTCTATATGCAGCACTATTCTGCATCAAATATTTTTCACCCTCTTCCGTTTGACTAAACGATCTAAAACTCATCCCCTTCCCAATCCCTTTTTGATACTTAGATTCATACTCTTCACTTGCGGCTCCGACCAATTGACTCATTTCCATTTTTTTATTTAAATATTGCATAGGAACATTTATAGCGGATAATATACCTGTTAATAATGGAGCAAATGCCCCTCCAAGATTTGTCGCGGTAGCTCCGGCAGTCTCTTTCATTTTGTTTATTGATCTGGAAGTCTGGGTAACTTTATTAACTGCATTTATCGTATCGTGAAAATCTTTAAGATCAGTAGTCCCCCCCTTAGTATTTTCACGGAGTTCCTTCATCCCTTTCGCGTCCATTTTTAACGCTGTAAAAAGACCTCTTCCACTACCTACTAATTCTTCAAATCTAACCCCCATCCTACCGGCCTGCCCTCTTAATAATTCCATGGCCCCGGCGAACCCCTCTTTACTTAATAGGTCCTTTCCAGAAGTATAATTCAATCCTTGAATAGCTATATCAAGATTGCTTGTCCCTTTGCCAGCCTGGACCATATTCCTTAACATCAGTTGAAGTCCACCACCTAATTTAGTAAACTGTTCCCGGCCATCAGCGAATGTTGAAAATATAGAAAACAACTCGTCCATACCTATGCCAAGATTTTTAGCATCAGGAGCAAGCCCATTCATTGTTGATGAAAATTCCTCAAAAGAAACATCTGCTTTTTTCATAGCTGAGAAAGTTCTTGCAGCTACCATCTCCATTGTCTCCGGAGTACTTTTACCAAATGTACTTGTTATCCTTGATAAATAGTCCACCGATTCAGCGGTACTTCCAAAGGCAACTTTAGACAAGCCCATACCAACTTTTAATCTTGCTGAAAGTTCAGGACTCGAAGCGTCTTTAAAATCATTTACAAGTTCAAACATTGCCTCCCCTAATTCTTCTACAGGTTTCCCCGTCTCCATCGCTAAATCTTTTATTGAGGTTCCTATGGCCCTTAATTTAACCGTATCGTTAGGGACCCGTGTAGCAATCTTACCCATAATCTTTTCAAAATCTACAGCGTGATCGACCATAGATTTTAGAGCAAATGCTCCTGCGATAGGACCAGCCGCTGAACGTAACATCCCTCCAGCTTTCATAAGACCAGAAGAAGCCAGGTCTTTTCCCATGCCTCCCTTTCCAAGGAAACTACCTAACCCCGCTTTATTTAAAGGGACATTCATTCTTGAATAGGTCATCGCGACTTGATTTCTTAAAACTTCAAATTCGCTACCTAACTTTTTTAAAGATGTCCCTGCTTGATTAGCAGTAGCTTTGAAGACATAATTTATTTGATAATTATCAGACATTATTTGTCCTTGACGCTATTAAAAATCCAACCCCTTCCGCCCAAAAAGTAAAGTCGTCTAAATACATATTCCATATTTGATCAGGAGGAAAATGAAACTCACTTGCAATCGCCCAGACGACCTTTTTCCACGAACCTAAAAATTCAATAAGATCGCTGGGCATTACTTTTTTAGCATTTCAATTCCAGTTGAAACAATAGTTCTACAATCAATAAGATCAATTTCGTCTGCTACCTCTTCAGATAATCCAGTCATGGCAATAGTAATAAGCCGCATATCTGAGGGGGACAATTCCAAAGATTCATCAAGAAAAGATACAGGTAAAATCTTTAAGTGCTTTACTTTCAATCTTGCTAACTCTACTTGATAAATTTGTATGTCCGCCCCTAACTCAGACTTTATCTTAATAGGATATTCCAAAGGGACAACCATGCTAACTGACCTGGTGCGTTGATCTACTTTTTCAATTGGAGGTGCCATTTATTAACTCGCTGATACTGATTCTGTCCAACTTGATCCGATGAACGTGATTGTCGTTTCACCTTCACCACCCTTGACAGAAAAGTTTCCCGTACACGTTGCGTCTTTTAACGTGTATACTTTCCCCCCTCCTGCCGCCCTGAATATAACCGTCCCATCTCCCTGGATTGCATCAAAATCCCCGAGCATAATGTCATCCCTGTCAGTGATAGGGATTTCACATTTTGCGACAATCGGAGTATCTGTAAATCCATGAAGACCTGTATCCCCAAGAACCTCTTTCCGTTCTACTGGAGGTTTTCCAGAAGTACCTATGCCAGAGGCAGATGCCCCCGGCTTATTTAAAAGAGTTTTTCCATTAACAACAACTTCAACACGACCTGTGATTTTTGCCATTTAATTTTCTCCTGATTACAGTATAAACTGAATTATAGTTGCTAACACACGGAACTGATTAACAAGGTCCGGGGGCAACAGAACATTAACTCTATTTTGATCCGATGAATCACGTTCAACTACAAGGTTTAAAATAAACTCCTCAAGATTTTCTATCAGTCCATTATCCTGAAGCAATCCGAACAGCGAAATAATTTCCTGTTTAACCGTCTTTGGAGCCGCGACGAAAGTTCCAGGTTGAACAGGGAATGTATCATCCACAAGCTTAAAACGCGGGATTAAAAATCTTGAGGCCATTCTTGCTTTGTATTGATAACGAATTTCATTCAACGTAGCAAGCGTTTCAATATCAAGATAAGAAGGGTCAAGCAATCCATACGCATTAGTCTGATAGGTAGTGATACATCGTTCTATCATAACCTTTCCGACATTATCAGTTATCCAGGTAGCAATACCATCATAAAGAATAGTGTTACGTTCTGACTGAGTAAACCTGTCCGTCACCGGAGGAGCAATAACACCTTTCAATTCAAGGTACTGTAAAGGACGGGCCGGGTCTTCATTAAGATATTTAGAAGCAACCCCCGTCAAAGCTGCTGCCCATTCTTCAGGGCACGTCGGCGATTGGTATGCTCCAATGATTGTATTATGTGGGCTATTCCTTGCATTTCCTAACGTAGTGCAAGAAGCGAGCGTTCCACGTACCGCCGTAAATCCATGACCCTGCATATCTACCATCGGACCAAACCTATCAGAAAGTTCATCCTCTATTTCTGTAAGGTTCACATCGTCGATATAAGGCTGACAAATATACTGGTATTGGTCTCCATCTATGACCGCCCACGCGTCCCCGATATCCGGGTCAGTAGTTCCACCGGCCATACCAGTGATAACAACAGCTCTGGAAAATCCTAACGGATTAGATTGACCTGCATAAAAATTCTGTTGAATAGCTATGTAGTTTCCAAGAGTACCCGATTGAACAGCACTTATACGAACAGACCCCGTAGCGACAACAGCATGAACAGGAAGCTTGCTATTTGCATTTATAGCCGATGCTAACAATGATGCAATAGCCTGACCTGAAGCACTCATCGGAATATCAATTGTTAATTGAGTTCCCGCCGCCATAAAATAATAAGTACCAGGAACAGATATTTCAGCGGTCCCCCGAAGTGCATCAGAAAAATTCAAAGTCCCCGATGCAGCGACGCCGCCTATACCAGAACCGACTGCCATAGCATGGAGTTCAGTATTCTTATTATTTAATTTGAACGTCTCACACATACGAGCGAGCACGGACCCAGGACCGAAATACCCATCAGCCAGTCCGTCCCTGCTAATATTATAAACTGTGTCGAACACTCCTGTTCCATCAGAATGTTTTTGACCGAGTATCAAAACCTTATGCGGGTTAGGCAATAAGTTTTGAAGTGCTCTACTGTTATCTACTTCTGCATAATGCCCTGGAGTTCTTATATTCTCCGATATATTATTAAAACTAATCATTTATCTTTCCTCCTTATTTATACTTCTTGTATGGAATTTCTTCTTGAACGGATTTTACTTCAGCAACAATACCTTCAGTAACATCCCCGCAATTTATACGCCTTCTCCAATACCTACCCGCCGGTCCAATTATCGTTTTCCATTCTCCAGTTTCTGTTAAAGGAGTCTTTGACAATGGGTCACGAACTATCAATCCCGGTCGAGGAATTAAAAACTTTTGACTTCCATCCATATCTCCACCTCTCCGTTAATTATATTATTTACGGGACCTGAAAAAATCGAACCCAGTTCCCCACGAATAATCTTCGAATCCACCTTCGTATTGTTCAGTCATATCCACCATAGTTGTCATATCAGGGGACAATGCTGTAATCGGTAAGTGTGTCCCTTCACCCTCAAGTAATTTCAAACAGTCCTGCCATTTAACTGACGGTGTCATTATATATTGTGTATATACTTTTAAAAAATCATCAAGTTCTTCAGGACCTACTACCTCACTCCCTATATATGCAGTCTCTTGCAGTTCCCCTTCCGCCGCCGTATTCGTTTTCAATATCGCAGGAAATTCAAACTCGTATTGAAACCACAGCCATCCACGGTCAATATCAAGTAGCCTCCCACCTCTATAAATTACTGGTCCATTATATCCTGGGTCCCATCCTATAAGTGCTGAAAATAATTCAGCACGAATATCATGTAATTTATCGTATGATATAATCCCCGTTAGATCGTCTTCAGTCGTATCATTTTTAACAGCAACGACCACGCCGAACCGTTCTGTTATATTTTGATTTACACTATTATCTTCAGTATTTTCATCTGCATTATCGGCCAAAGGAATAACGAAAGCCATTTCATCAAGGAGTGTTCCAGATACGGCCATATCAAGATCGGCTGCTCCGCCGATATTATTTTTGAAATAAGTTTTGGCGAGCCTGAGTTTTAAAACTATCGCCCCTAACTTCATATCCTGCCGACCTCTTTAAATGTCTTCTTGACCGCTGCTTTTATGTTTTTAATTATACGATCTTTATTAGCGTCTACTGCCGGTTTTAACCATTTACGTCTTCCTGACTTCCTTGTATTTTTTGGGTCTTCTAGTGCTACCCCGTATGGAGCCCCTCCAAATGTTCCGACCCGCAATTCTAATTCTTTTACATCGTATAATATAGACCGTATAAGTTCTCCAGTATCTATAGCTGGAGGAAACCCAGGAGCCGAAGGATGATGAACTATTTTTTTCTTTTTATTATATCCTTTGGTTACTGATGTTAATAACCTATTAGTATTCCTCATTGAAGTTATAATATAATTTCTTAAATTATTTCCTTCGATAACCATCGCCCTTTCAATAGCACGAGGGATTGTTTTATGTTTTTCAATAAGGGATTTACTAATCTCCCTTACCTGAGCATTTATTTTCCTTGCGTTAGGAATGTTAATTATGACGGCCATCCGGTCCCCTTTTCAAATAATTCTTCTCCGTATATTTTAGCATACTCATGATGATCATCATCTCTTTGTATCCCTTTAACTCTATACAAAGTTCCTTTCGTTGTTGTCCCATGCTGCATAAACAAAAACCATTCAGCTTTTATCTGGCTTATATCACTCATGTTTTTAAAGCCTGTATCAAACCCTAAATCATATTCTCGGCCTATTTGAATAATTGCTGATGTCCTAACCGTGAATTCATGGGAGTAGTTGCCGAATCTATAACTCCCTTGAGCTTGCACGCCACGTAGAGCAACAATATATTCCGATAAGGGTTTAACGCTTGCCCATATAGTCGTAAGAGTTTCATACGTAGTTCCAAGGCTCCCCGTATTTTTTGGAGTTAATACAGGCTTTCGTATTTGAACTCTATGTCTTAATTTTGGAGCAAGCCACATTTTCTTAATACCTTATTAACCTATACTGTTCAATCAAACACTTTGCATCAGGTGGAGGATCAGGCGTTAATGTCCTCTGTTCGTAAATCTGCATAACCCATAATTTTATCCCCTCGCGTATGAGCGCGGGAACATCTTCACCTGCCGTCCCATATCCCGCCCAAAAATCAATTATATATCCGGCGGTATATCTATCTGTATTAGAGGGCGGTGTACATCCATTCCTGATAACCAATTTCGCAGGGTCCAAAGAATCTACTACAAAATAATTATCGTCATCATACAATGTAAGTACATCGTCCTCGTCAACAGTATAGACGCCTTCAACAGAAATAAGCGGAGGTCTGGGTAACTCAATTTCCATCCCTGGCCAGTAGTCTAAATACATTCTTACTTTTTGTTTGATCAAAGCCCGTGCAAGATATCCTTCACAGGCATTTCTTGCTGCAGTAATAAACCCTCCAATCAATGTATCTTCATCGGTCCCGTCAATCCTTCCGAACGTTTTAAGTTCAGTAAGAGTTATAGGTTCTATTGTCGGTGAGGTTATCACCGAAAACTGTCGATTTCCGTCCATCGGATTCCCCGATAATGATCCATCAATAATAGGCATTTATTTTTTTCCTTTCGGCTTATTAAATAAATCTTCCTCAGACTTATTCTCAGTCTGTTCTACATCCGCCATTTTATTTTCAGGAGCTGAACCCATTGATTTTTGTTCTATGGGTTCATCTTTAACGTATTCAGCAACCTTCATCACGTCAACAAAGACTGATGCAAGATTAGCTACTACATCGTAGGTCTCTCCCTCTTTAAAATTTTGGATGAGTACTCCATCCTGAGAACCACGTTCATTTCTAAGCATTTTAATTTTCATTTCCCAGACCTCCTTAATTATTAAGAGTGAGTAACCGATGTCGCTGTATTTACAGCGATAATAGACCACTCACCGTCTTTGATACAGGTCATGTGCATCCTAGCACATGAGTTAGAAGATGCTTTAAGAATCGCCCTTGATTGAGATATAAGAGTTAGCAGAGGAACAATCGCACCAGCGTCACACGAGATAACCACGTTAGTAGATTGCCCGAGGTTAGTTCCTGAAGCTTCCGGAGTATCAATATAAATATACATTTCCATCCCTACTGACGGAGCAGATGCCATATATAAATAAGTAGATACATTGTTACTTCCAGTCGTTATAAGATGATACTTATAATGATTGTAAATAACCGATGGAACAAGAGTACCCGCTGCGACAGAAGCACTCGCGGCAGCGTGGGTCTGAACCTTGTCAAAATTATACAAAGCAATTTTAGCAGACTCAGGAGTAACCCCGAAAGATTCACTCACGCAATAAAAATTAGAGCCAGTCTCCATGAGTATTGCGCCACCACTTGCGGCAACAAAAACATTCCCCCCCTGCCTCTTATAAACTTTAGGTTGATACGTTGGATCAGCCATAATAAAACCTCCTTAAAATACGGATAGAGCACAACCGGCTCTATCCGCTTACTCATTTAGACAGGGCTATTCACTGCCCAGTTGTTCGGTGCCCCACAGACCGCGACAGCCGCGATCCACATCGTTGACACTGCCCCGGAAACTGACATGTACAATCGAACCCAGCGGAACGTAGAGTTGTTGTTGCCGACAGCTTTCTTGTAACCTACAATTATCCGACCATATCCACCTGTCGCGGACGCTGTGACGTTGTCCGAACCAAGAAGACTTGTCTTAGAATTGAGATTAAAGAAATGACCATCAGTACCTGTTGAATCATAACCGCCATACACATCATGGATAATCTGGCTATTATGAACATTGGACCACGTGATAACCGTCGCATTAGAATAACCCTGCTGAAGTACGAACCATGCAGTATTCCCAGCACCGTTATCCCCTGCCGATGCAAACGAGTTAATAGTAATAATGAAAGTACATCCACCATAATTCTGGAGGTCTATCGGATTACCAGTAACCGTCGTGGCTTCACCACATATATCCGGATTAATCGCTTGGAAAAATCCGAAACTTGAATAGAAATCTCTTCCACTTCCCATATTATTTTTCCTCCTACCTTATACGTGGATACAGCCGATTTTAACAGCGTCATAATCGATGACGTCTGCGCCTACCCGCTTCCGTGTGTAAACATTATCTTCAATCAAGCTCGTCAAACTTGACCCGCCTTCCGGCTGCTGCATGTTACCATGCAGATGAGACTATATCATCATCCTGTTCAGGATGTCCGGCGCTTCCAGCACCATTATTGACTTGTGCTGTACTCCCTTTCGGGATAGTCGTTGCGCGTTCTCTTATTTCAAGAGCTTCGTTCATGATTGTCCTATGCGGCCATCGCCATAATAGGAGTTTCCATGAGTTCACCGGATTTGCTATATGCGTTACCGCATAAAGGAGCTTCATTTAACTCGACAAAAGGTTTAACCGTGAACGGGTCCCTCTGTATCGTAATACCAAGACGATCAACAATAAGATACGCTGACTTCCAATCCGCAAGAATTACAGCAAGAGCATTTGCCGCGACTGCGGGAACGCTCGGGCTCATGCGCACGGGAAGACCAAGAATAGTAGATGAAGGATCAGCAGCGATCATAGAGGGCTTCCACAGATAATTCCCTTCACCGTCTTTAATTTTCATCCCTGCCGCAACCGTACCACGAGCCATCAACCACGTCCCACGCTCAAGGAAATATTCCAGCATGGCGTACTTGATATCTATAAAGCCATCAGCGGTAAGCGTTGCGGCTGCTCCCATATTAACTTGCTGAATCTGCCCCCAGTTCGTTCCACTAGGATAGGTAAGGATCCCCCGAGGTTTCCCAACCCCATCACCAGTCACAAACGAGGCCCCTTCCAAACGAGCAAAACGATCAGCAACTTTATTTCCGATCCAGGCTTCAACATTGATTCCAGAATCTTCAAGTAACTGCTGAGTCGCCCGTGGCTTAGCATACATAATGTGAACCGGAATACGTTTACGCCCAAAATCAGGAGTAGTAGTTTCAACCCCACCAGAAGTTTCAGATTCCCATCCCGCTCCAGACTGTCCACGGTCTACCATAAACTCAAGAGCATTAGTGGTGATTGATTCAACCGATGCAAGTTGACGGACTACGTCCATTTCATACATTTGAGTTATGACCCTGCTTGAAAGATACGGGCTCACCGTATATCCACCATCAGGATCTATTCCCACAGACAACGCCTTATACAGTTCAGGAGTCATCTGCTTTTCTCCGCCCCTGCTCCTCAACATACGAGTGAAGGCTTTCACATATTCTTGATATTGCGGAACATTGACCTCTGCATCTTCAACATTCACACCTTTCTCTTCGCTATTAAGCACAGACCTTGAAGCAAGTAAAAAATCCCTTGCATCTTTTTTAAGAATTTTTTCTTCCTCACCACTCAACTGACCTCCCGGCCGTTTCATAGCGAGTTCAAGAATACCCATTTTCTTTTCAATGTCTTCTTGCTGTTTGACGATCTTCTTGTCAAGTTCCTCTTGCCGAGTAGATACGTCAGCAGAAAGCTTCACAAGTTTTTCTTTGATAACTGCATCTCTCTCATCCTGAGTATCTACAGTTTTCTTCAGACTTTCAAAATTCTTGTTAATGTCCTCAATGACTTTTTTAGTATCGTCACCGATAGCCTTGAGTTCCTTGCGGACTTCCTCAGAAATTTTGGAGTCTAATTGACTTTGGTAAGTGTCTTCTGCCATTGTCATTCTCCTTTTGATTTAAAGTTTTGAATCATTTCCCTAAATGCAGCTAACTCACTTTTAAGACTTATAGAATTTATCTCTGACCTTACGTCACGCAAGGCATCTAGCAAGACTTTATCTGAGGGCTTCATTCTGCCGACCAGAGTAGACCTGCATAAACTTACAATATATTTAGAAGCAGAGATGGAAAGACCTGCTTCATGCAAAGCCTTTTCTAATTCCCTGTCATTCTTAGCCCCTTCAATCGCTGCCTTAACTCCGGTTATTTGAGCTCGCGTGCTCGCGGGGAAAGTAACCGGAGATATTTCCCATAGGTTGATACTTTTAAGCCTCCGAATTTTTTTCTTTTCATCAACTTCAAATCCATCTTTATTGATTTCATACCCAATAGACAGACCACGAAGAGCACCCATCTTCATGAGTTCATACGCCTCTTTTCCTAGTTGAGTATTCATAGCGAGTTGACCCTCAACTTTTAAACCCTTCGCATTTTCCTCAATATTGGTCCATACTCCAAGAGGTTTTGTCGGATCGTGCTGCCATAACATCGCCACGCCATTTCCGTTCCTTCCACCCTTAGAAAGTGTCTCGGTATATGCGCCTGACACAATAACATCGCCATAAGAATCAGGTTCTCCACCGAACATGGACCCATAACCTTTAAATATTCCAGAAGGTTGAACGTCTTCACTCTTTAATTCAAAAGGAAAATCTTTATGTTCATTTATTTCCATCTTCAAAACTCCTTTACTCAATTATGATGGACTTTGTCTGGCTTCCGCCTGGACATATAATTCTACACACATACAATTGATAACATTCTCGGAACTGCCCGATGGGTCCCCTGGATAATCAAGAGGCTCTTCATCACCACCATCTTCTGCAGCTACAGAGTAAGGTTCATCCATTGGGATAGCCCCTGCCTCATTATATCGTTCACCGGCCGCGATATGCCCTGACCTTGACCTATCACTATTTGCACTAAGCCAGTATTTATTGAACTCGATTCCTACTTCTGAACCTATAGAATTGACACTTGACTGAGTACTAAATACAGCCGCAGAATGTGTCTCTGTTCTTGCAATTCGTAAAGCCTCCCATAAGTTGGCTCTTTCCCCCGTTGCAAGAATCTCTTTTGCTATATCTCTATGAGTCCTTATATCTTCTTCCATCATTGTTGATATAATTTTAGTTATCTTTTTCTTTGCAGTCTTTGTAACCTTTTGGATATTTTTACCCATTTGTTTTGAAGACCATTCATCATATACTTTCCAGTATCTCTCTTCAACGGGACCCATCTCTATTTCGTCAAGCCCATCATACCAATCGTCTACAGATTTAGTTTGAAAACCGTAACCCGCTTTTTTAACATCTTGGAATAGTTTTCTAAAAAAAGTTATCCCTATTATCTTATAATACTTTTTAAACAATAATCTTAACTCAGGAATTCTTTTATCTACACACCATTCAACCCTTCCGACAAATCCATTTTCTACTTCGATTGAAGCATCTATATAAAACTGTTTTATGATTTTAGATAGTGGTTTAACCCATGCCTTTTCTATCTGCATCATTATCAATACAAGTTCTCTATGCTGCTGCTGCCGTCCCCGTTTTGATTTTATATTTATCATTCTTTAATAGTCCCGTCTTCTTCATCAGATACTGGATTATCTTCAACAGGAGGTTCAGACATATCTGGTTCTTCTCCGAGTGGGATCATAGACGCCTGAACCATTATGACATCCCCAGAATCACCAATAGATTCAAGACCAACCATATCCCTCTTTTCATTAACTGTCAAAAATGTAGATTTTTCGGCAGTGTCCCAAAGTTCTTTACGCCTGCTCGCGAGCGCGGGAACCTGTGATAAATCATAATCCAAAATTAAATTTTCTTGGTCACGCAATAACCAGTTATTTAATTCTGATTTTAAATAGCTAAGATAATAAGAAACCGTGTCTTCCCAAAATGCGAGACGGGCTTCCATATAATTACTATATGTATTATCCCCCGGTATACCTAACATCATAGGAGGATAGCCATAGACCATTGCAATTTTACGGGCAAGTTCGCGGCCACCCTCTATATATTCAAGGTCTATTGCGCTCCATCCATACGGCTTCGCATCAGTTCCTTTCTCACCTTCAAGAATTAAATTCTTACCTGCATTTTTTCCACCTGCGTATTCTACTTTTAATTGTTTTTCAAGTCTTTCAAATTGTATGTCAGTTAACTGTCCATTGACCGTAAAGATCATACCTGGACGGGCTTGATTTTCTAACAGACCTTTATTCCATTTCGTGCGTTCATTGTCTGTATCAATTTCATATCCAGCGGATGCCGTCGGTGCTGAACCATACCATTCATCAGTAGGATGAAAGTTTTTGAGATGAAGAATATCACAAGACCCGTCATATTCAACCGGGAAATTTACTGAGTTCCCATTAAGTGTATATGTATATCCGTTCAAGGCTCCAGTGACATCACTCTTATTTAGAGTCATATAATCAGGACGTAGTACATACAGTTCCTGAACTCGTGTAGTGATTGAACTTGTCGCTCTTTCTAAATAAGAATTTCCACATAACAGTAAATAAGCTATTGCCTTCATTATCAAAAAATTAAAAGAGTCTGAAGGATTAGACCTTCTAACAAGTGTTAATAAATCATGTGAGTCTATCCTAATCTTTTTCCCATCATTATCTATTTCATACAGCCACCACGGAACAGTAGACACGGCCTGAGCAATCTTTAAAATACAAGTGTATGCAATCGCATTTTTTAAGTATGCTTCATCAGCATAAGATTTATAATTCTTTTCAGACCATAATGCAGTTGACCCACCTGCAAGAAGTATTTGTGTTCGGCTTGTCTTCTGGTCAGTAGTCCAAAAGAAATCAGTCACATAATTTAATAAGCCTTTTTTCATTAGACAAGAACCGCCTTTTCGACGATAAAATCAAATGTAACCGATTTACTAACATCAGTCAATGCAGTCGCCGTCATTTCAAGTTCCCCTACATAATCACCAGGAGGGATAAGTGCTGCCGTAGTTTCTGCCGACGTTATATTCACTTTAACAATCCCCAAAGTAGCTTGCGTAAAGTTAAAATCAGTAGTGACCTTTGATAATTTATACGTAGTATCATTTATATTTTTCTTTACGCCAAGACGAAACGTGTATGTAGAAACATCAACGATAACATCCGAATTAGTGATAGTAAATTTAAGCCATTTACCTTCACCGTTTTTAATTGATATTCCAGCCATTAGTCTTCCTCTGCCACTATAACTATATCAGAATCAAAATCGATTCCAATTTCTATTTCTGTTGACATCCCTATCGCTATTGATTCCTCAAGATAATAAATACTCGTTCCTCCTCCCGCTTCCGTTCCCATTCCCATCGTAACTATCATGTTCTTTGCCTGTCAAAAACATTAGTAGAAGCAAGAGCCCCGGCGTTATTATATATATTCCATCTTGCTATTTCAGTCACGCCATCGGGCATATATAAAATCAATTGCTTTGCGGTATCATCTATTTTTAATCTACCAGTCGCGAGGGCATACGCAGCGCGTAAATATGCACCGAGTGAATTAGCTACAACGTGCCCCGTCATGTCCTCATCACATACTGCATCAGCCACTCCAGAAACATCTATCGCCGCAATAGCCGCTTGTAATGTCACAAGTGTCTGTGTTGTCCATCCAAGACCCTTGATTGCTGTTAATGTAGACTCAAGAGCCATACCCGTTACCGCATCCGCAAGAACTAGCCCCGCTATTTTGTGCGTGCCCGGATCATATCCAGTATCAACAAAATCTTTTAGGTCAGTTGCGGACTGAACCACTCCGCCAATCTGAGTAATATTTGATGACATCACATCAGTCGCACCCGCGATAGTCTCACCGGGATCATGGCTTGATAATGTGTTTAATGCGCTCCCATCAATTTTTGTAGAATCATCAACGATTGCATTTAGCACATCAGTCAAAGAATCTGGAATTAAATGTGAGCGCCCATACCCGAAAATATAATACCCTGTTCCCGCAACGGGTTGAGTTGTCCAATCCTCACTCACTAACGCGATCTTAGTCCCCCCGTCATAGTCTGTGATTACTCGGGACTGTCCGCGTCCTGTGCCAGATATTAAGACAATCGTGCATCCATTATAGGTATCTGATATATTTTTAGCATGGGTATTAAGCGTAACACTTGACGCCGTCCCACCCGTTGCCTGACCCTCATTTACCGTCTCTAATCCTGGGTCAGCAATTACTATAAACGTGCTTGTATTATCAGGGGTTAATCTCCAATCACGATTTACGATACAAGTTTGACTTGCTCCTATATAATCTATAATCAAACGACATTGACCTTCACCGGTCCCGCCATCAATTATAACTACTGCTGGGTCATACCATCCATCAGTTGCTGATGCTCCAGCGTCTAATCGAATAGTATTTGCGGCAGAACCCGCTTGACACGTACCGGCTCTCATTTCATTTGTCGTCAATGTTCTTAATCTACGTCCTGCTGAAGACGGAACGTTATGAGTGGCCGCCGTAAGAACCTCATCCCATATTAAATCAACAGCCGCGTCAGTTAAATCCGCAGTCTGATTTAATTTAGTTCCGTTAGTTGTCGGCAACCCTCCATTCGCACCTGGGAGCGCTGCAGGAATTGATAACAACGTCCCTGTTCCATTAAGAACATTGAAAAACTTTTTAAATCCCGCTGCCAAATATCCGGCGGTTTCTGTCAATAGTGTTCCGAGTATAGAAGTTAAATTTGACGCCATAGTATGAGCGGTTGGATCATACCCAGTATCCACCATGTCTTTAAGATCAGTAAGAGATTGAACAACCCCTCCGATCTGAGTCACATTAGCTGACATTGTATCTGTCGCGCCTGCTATCGCTTCACCTGGATCATGACCGCTTAGAGTATTAAGTCCCGAAGCATCGATTCTAGTCGCATCGTCAACTATAGAATCTCTTATTTGATTTGTTGCGTCTGTCCCTTCAATTAGCGTTGCATCAACCTCTAAATTATCTGATGCCGTTATGAGCGAGTCATAAACTTTAGAAGTGACAACGGCCCAATTATCCCAGACCGGAAGAGCGGTAGCTTTATTACAAACTAATTTTAGTCTTCCAGTAGAACCAAGATCCGTACTACCAAGAGGAACGCGATAATATCCCAGCATACTATGTACAATAGCAGAGGCATCAACAAGAGAAAAGAAAGGTCCTCCATTTCGTGTAATAAAAATATCACCCTGACTTAAAGACAAGCCAGTATTGACGGAACTACCATCCAAATTCATGAATGGCCCGATATAAACAAAACATGGAGTCTCAAATTTTAGCCAGTTCATGAAGCCCTCTGTCTTCTAAAATATTGATCATTAACAGTCGCCCCGCCGCTTGCGGTGTATGTTACGGATAGATATGGCCTTGACCCATCGGTTCCGTTTGAGCTGATGATCTCTGTCCAATAATCATTTGATCCACTCCCAATCAACATCACGCCATTATTGCTGGCATCACCGAACCAATCGGCAAGCACGGTAAGACCAGACGAATTGAGGGTTATCGTCCGATACCCAGATGTCCCGTCCGTAAAAGTTGCAGAGCCAATAACGGTGTTTACGTAGTCGGTCCCGGCAGTTGACAGGCCCGCACTTCCTGCCCATGTGTTCGTGTTGTATGCTCTATAATTCCAACAGGATGAGCCAGATTGGGAGTCGCCGAGACTGGTTCCCTCCACCCATGATCCATTCGCGTCTGCTATTCTGTATATCGATATGGCGCAATCTGCATTACGATTTCCCCAATCCGTATCATATAAGTATAATGTCGCACCATCACAGGTGGCACCTGCGGTAATATCGTCAAGCAACCATCGCTGTATCTCACGCATGGTGCGCCCGGATGATTGAGCGCCGATATATCCACAGGTATGTGCCCCGTGGTTGTAGTCTACGAGGCCACTATCCAGCCGGTTATCGTGAAATCCAGAGTAGTCGTCCCCGGTATTATTTCCAATTACAACAGTAGGCATTATATTTTAGTAACCTCTGCCGTTTTCTCTGCCGTTTTCTCTGCCTCGACGGTGCAAATATCTTTATACGTTGCGGGAATTACAAAAACCCAATCGGCGGCGTTTGGTTTTACGTCCGCCGTAATTGCATCAGCCGCAACCATGCTGTCAATTTTTGAATCAATGATTTCCTTTGCCCGTTCGAGCGCGTAGGGCTGCATGGCTTTTATAGCGGTCTTCAATTCGGCAAGCGTGCAGTCACCATAGAGGGCAAGGCATTTGTCAAGATATGCGGCGGTGTATTGCACTTCATACGCTTCAATTCTGGCAATGGCGCGGAAGGGCATGTCGGCAGCACGTTTTATTTGTGCCTCGGCTTCAGCGGTGCGACCAGCCGCGATGAGTGATTTGTAGTCGCGGGCAGATTGCGCCATCCCATCATTTATGCCGAGGTAAACCCACTCCTGTAACTCTCGTGCTATTTTACGCATTTTTACGTTTTCGATTGCCATTTGTCCCCCCTTAAAAATATCTATCCGCGTCGGCTTCAAAGGTGGTTGTGTTTTTTGCGGTTATCGCCATTAAAAATATCTATCCACTAACCTAATATTCATCATGCCTTTATTGCGTTCAAACACTGCCGATGTATTTCTAAAATATAATATATCTTGAACATTAGATAAAAAAGAATTCGACTTTCCAAATAACTTACACGTATCAATCAATTTAACATGGTCCATTTTAGAATTTATATTCCTGCATCTACCTGTATTCGGTCCTGTCTTCCGTATCGATTTACAATAATTACAGGTCATATCCCTTTAAACCATACTTGAACGAGGACATTAAATCCCCCACCATATCTTTTTCCTATTGTCTTATCCTCATAATAAGAGACACGAGGACCTCCCCCAATAGCAATCCAATTCCAACGGTAAAGAAAATCAGCTCCAAAAATGTGACGATAAATTCCATCATTATAAATTATCCCTGAGTATGAAACTTGTATTCCACATTTATATGTCATCCACTTATGCGCTTCAGGGATTAAGCCTTTATCAATATTGGTTTTTATTTTTCCAATGCCCGTTGATTTTGTATCAAAGCAAACCGCCGTCCCTTTATACTTCCAATTAGAATGTTTTATCGTTCCTGGCTTGCCGGATACCGTTGTAGTTGTAACATGATCCTTGATTTCTTTTTCGCATGGAGGACATAAAATATTATAGATAGCCCGAGTAATAAAAAATGTAGGGATCGCCCCAATAACAATCCCTACAACTAATATTAGGAGGTACTTTTTCCAGTCTTTCATATTTAGCCTGTGACCGCCCATCCAATAGCCTGAAGGCCGTATGTCGTAGCCACACTAATTACACTCGTTTGAATTTCTAATGTATCGTCACTAAGAAAGATAAGCGGGTTAGAGTATCTTAAAAGGATTTCTGTGCTTCCATTTACGTTAGCACTATGTAACATAATATCATAATAGGATCCTTTCCCCGAACTCAAATACATCTGAAAATATTTATCACTCCCGATGGCATCAGAGAAATTTAAACGTACTTCCTCAAGTTTCCATAGTGTTGACATGGCAACGGCATGGGACACAAATGAAGTGACTGCTCCACCGAATCCAAAAAATTGGAATAGCTTCCACCGTTGCGGGAGTGTATATTCTTTAGTACTAAAATCAGCCATTATTCTTTTCCTCCTCTATTGGTCCTATCCCAATTATACAAAGCAACCCATCCACCGACAAGACCCAGTATTGAAATGAACACCGTATCAGAGATGGGAAGCCTATTCATCATCGCCATAATAATCATCCCGACTACTAAGATCATCAATAATGAAATCCAAAAGTATACGGGCTGAGGCTTCCCACCTGAGAAGAAAAAACTTTTCATAAACTCCAAAAGGAATATGAAAAACTTTTTCATTTTATTTCTTCAACTACCGGAAGATCAGCGGGCTTATCAATACACCCTTTAATCTTCGAACCAAAAATCATACCTAGGATCAAGAGCGCGATTGCCACTACAACAGGGATAACAATCTTTTTGTTTTCAGTGATCCATGCCCAGACTGCTTTAAGTTTTTCCATTTTCAAACTCCTATTTATTTATTAACCCAAAACATGCAGCGCACGTTATCGGGTTTTTTATATACTGAATATTGTCGCAACCAGTAGGGGGAATATTTAACTGCCTCTCCATCGTGGTCAGAATAGTTTGACCTTGCATTTCCAAACGGGTCATTAACTATAAATACGTCTCGCTCTTTGTCATAGTCACATAGTAAAATGATGTGCCCATCGGGCAACCCGCCCATCTTGTCGGTTCCAATAATAACAGGTCCGTCTTTTAGCATCGCCGGTAAAGAATATATTGGAAAAGTAGCGTCGTGGAAAAGGATATTTCCCTTATGCCCATCCCTCCACATATACTGTTCAATACCCTCTTTCTGAACGTTCCACCATAACGACGTGTTGCCCTTGATCCAATTATATTTATTGCGGACCTTTTCTCCGATACCCTGAGTACCTACGCTCGCCTCTACATCATCCACATAATTCATAAGTCCGTTATCATCGTTCGCTTTTATATCGTTACGGTAATAAGACAAGAACATCCACGCGCAGGTAGAAAAACATTGTAACCATGCGGAAAACTTTCCTGCAAAATTAAAATTATCTCGTTGACTGTTATACCCTATCTCCCTCATTCTTTGCCCCCCTCTAATATTCGTATACGTCTATCAAGGGATTCAAACTTTTCGTTACCCGCCCTGAGTCTTTCTTCAATCGCGGGCATACGCGTGATCTTACTATATATGTCACTTATATTTTCTTTTATAACTGAACATTTATCAGCACAGGCTTTGTATCTCTGGCAACAAAACTCTTTTTGATTTTCGTATCGTTCAAATAATTTATCTTCAATGGTTGACTTGAGGTCTTTGACTTCTTTACCGATTGACTCTTTTGTATTTTTAATTTCTCTTCGTATACTGTTAATAATAAATGTGAATGAACCTGAAGAGATAAGGACAATAAGGTTAATAGAAATACTAACCCAGAAATAGATTGAAGAAGAATCACTTTGAACTGGAGCCGCCATATCCTTTTTCCCCCGGTCATAATCATACCCCTTAAACCCAATTAGCTCGTGTTTCTATACTTGTCCCGAATATTCCCATTTCTCTACATAATCCAGCGAGACTATCCGGGGCATCGTCTGGCTCCTGCCCTTCAATGTAATCAATAACTTGATTTACATAATCAGAATTACAATCATCTGAAAATTTTATATGTGACCAATTCTTTTTGACTAACGATATTATTCTGATATGCTTATTTTCACTTTCATGTCTTGAAATTACCGATGGATATTTTATACTAAACTGTTTTGAAGATAGGCCTTTATCAGCATTTTTTTCTACGTAAAGAGTTCCGCATTTATGATCATTTAAAATATTTACAATCACATCGTATAACTCGGTAACATCCTTCCGCCATACATACCCGCGTACAACTATATTTTCATTATCTATTTGAGCACCGATAGATAGAGCGGTTGTATTGTTCCCTGAATACGCGGGGTCTAGGTAGGCTATTATCTGTTTAGATTCAGTAGGCCATGGAACGTATAACGGCTCCGAAAAAACTCTATCGATATCAATTACATGTACAAGCTCATAGTTCGCGGCATAGAGCGATAATGTATTCCCGTTTTTAAGGTCAGCTATTTTATCTGATAATTGATCCGGCATAAAACCAGGTATATTAACAGTTCCTATCGGATATATGCGAGGTGTAGGAAGGATTGACCAGGCGTCTTCCTTATGCCACGGTGTGCCTGAATAATAAATCTTTCCACCCTCTTTTTTTATATTCTTTAATTCACGTACGAAATTCTTTATCCATTCTCTCTCTGCTTTCGATACGCGGTCCTGAAGTGTTATAATATCATCAGGGAATATTTTATCATAATGTGTCCCGGTAATAGCTGACGTTGTCCCCTTCGCTTCGATTGAACCTTCAGGGGATTGTGTTTTTTTTATTGATAAAGTTATAGATGATTTTGACCAATTACTAGAGGTAATATCTTTTGCTTTATATATTTTATCAACAAGAGCGGTAACAAGTGGACTTTCTTTAACTATTTTTGATATCGTTGAAATTATTTTTTGAGCATCAGGGTCTGATTTTCTTATAAAAAGAATACTGGCATTACAATCAAAAAATAGTAAGTACCATATTGCACCTACTATTAAAATCGAAGTTGTCTTATAACTATTACGGTGTGCTTGCATTGCTAATTCGTTATCACGTATCCACGCATTTATTATCCACTCACTATGAAGTGAAATTAAATCTTTAAATCCGAGAGCCCGCCCGAATATATGCGGGTAGTGTATATATGTTTTGATAATCTCATTTGTTATTTTGTTTGATAAACTCATTTGTCATCTGTATAACGTCTTCCAATTCTTTATTATCTGTAGAGATAGTTGCATCAATTGTCTCTCTCGGTTTTCCGTGACACTCCGCCCATATATATTTTATTTGATCGGTACTTCCTGAAGCTGCGAAAATTTTCAAACAATTAAGAATACCTGATTCAATAAGATTTTCAGGTTTATAATTTTTAACCTCTGATAAGGACATATTAGCGAACTTCCAATATGTCCTTATCAATTGCGGTTTTGTTGAGGTTGCAATAGCTTTGACATCTTCGGGCAAAGGTTTACGCCCTCCAGGATTCCCCGATACTCCTGATTTAAATTGCCCTTTATGATGTTGACCTTTTTTTAATCCCATAATAATTACTGTTGAATTATTGATCTCAGAAAATAAAAAGAAAGCCCGCGCAAGATTATTGCATCGGGCTGCAAATGATTATATGATCTTAGAATGGGCGAATTGAAGGCGAATTTCATAATAAGACAGCTCCACTAATTTTATAAAAATGGTTGGCTGCCTTATACAATCGGTGAGATTGATTTCGGTGCTGGCCATCTGACATGTAAGTCTTTAGCCATTATTGTTTTCGGTGCTGCCTTCAGGTTTCCCTGAAAAGAACGGTTGCCTTATGCAATAATGAGAACATACAGACAGAGTTATTTATACAAATATAACTACATATATAATATAAGTCAAGTTTATTTTACTATATTATCTATATTTCTATATTTTCATCAATTATAAGATTATTTTCATTAAAAAATATATCAATATTCATTATATCTTTATTGTCTAAATTAAACCATTCAGATCCATTATGTCTTTTATGCTCATATATTTTGTGTAATTTCTTTTCGACTAATTTATAATTTATACAATACCAACTCTTGATAAATTCATGTTTAAATGGCACATTTGTCTGAAATACTTTTCTTTCATTTATGTTTTTTGTAGAACCAATTTTATAACCAATATCAATATCTGTTTTTAATAAATATACATATCCAACACCTTCAATAATTTTATTATTTTTTTCTATTAAACATTTATAATAATTTTTCTCTTTATTTAATTTATTTATTTCAATTTCATAATCAACTATTTTTTGTTTTAAATTTATATTTTCCACATTTATTGATAAATTTAATAAATTTTTTTCTTGTAATAATCTATCATATGATTCTTTTAAATTATCATAATGCCTTTGCAATAATACCTTTTTATTGTTCAAATTATTATATTGACATTTATTATATGTTTTTGATTCAATTTCTTTTTTTATAAATTCTATTTTATTATTATATTTTTTTTCAAAATTTATTTTTATTTCTTCAATTTCTTTTTTTTTATCTTCTGCGTTATTTATTATTGTATTAATATCAAATATATTATTAAATTTAATTTTTAATTCATTTAATAAATTATTTAATAATTCTTCATTATATTCTTTTCCATATATTTTTATACGTATGCTTTCTATAAGTGATTCAATTTCATTTTTAATATCTAATGCCGTTCTTAAATATTTTGTTGAATGAAAATGCTCATAAACAATTTGTCTTGCTTCCCGTCTTGTTTTTCCGTTAGCCTTTAATAACCTTTCCAACCCTGTCTTAGTTTTTTCCTTTAGATATTCATTATTAAATATTATATTATTTTCATCATTGGTCATGCTGTTATCATTGCACATCTTCTCTATTTCAGTTTTAGTTTTTTCCGCTAGGTGTTTTTCATTTTTTTTTAATAATTCAGGCTTGCATAGTTTAACTATATACTTAGAAGCAGATAACGATAACCCTGTCTCATGTAAATTATGTTCTAATTCACGTTCACTTTTTATTGATTGTATATTCATAACATCACCTCTCTATTTTATTGACCAGTTAGTTTTATTAACCTGCATGATGCAGGTGGAGTACGCAACATTTATATTTAATTCTATCCTGATTGATTTAATTCCATGATCGCGGGCATAGGATATAAGGTCCCCGTTTTGGAGATTGATAATATCGAATAATCCTATAAGTTCTGAGTTCATGGAACCTCTTTTTTTAGATAAAAAATCATAATACAAATTTTAATACATAAAAATAATAATATATTTACTTAACGTGTACATGTACATGTCACGTGTACACACCCTAAAGGGTGTGTGTACACGTAGACACGTTGTACACGGATACGTAGACGCGTTATAGACACGTTATGCACAGCAAATTTAACTTTTTGTACATAAAATTTAATGAGAAGATTCATCTAAATTTCCTATTTCGACGCCATTTTCAAGTACAATATCAACATCAATTTTCTTTTTTTCGTTAATATTATATATTGCATTTTTACCTAAATGACCTGTACATTCCAAATATTCACGACGTGTTAATTCGTAGATATATTTTTTAATAGTTCCGGCTCTAAATCCTTTTTTCTCTCCATTCATTTCAATATCAGCTTTAAGAGATTTTCCTTTTTCTTTTAAAAATTTTAATATAAATTTTTCCTCTCTTGTAAATGAACATTCCGAATCTTCTTTCAAGTTAGATGTTTCAATAGAGACTGAATAATCTGAAAATTTCATAATCGCGCCGAACTTTATTTTTCTAATATCACGTTCTTTTTTTGATTCTATTTTAAGTTTACCAGTTTTTTCATCTTGTGTTATTTTGAACATTGCATCAATAGCGCCTTCAATAGCGGATGTGCCACGTGAATTTGACCCCTCTGATTTTCCAGCATGATGAATTACAACAATTGTAACTTCAGTTTCTTCACATAGTTGTTTAAGATTTAATAAAGCGGGGAGCATTTCTTTTGCGTCGTTTTCGTTTTTACCAGGAGTAACATCAACAAGAGCATCAATCAAAATAAAACCGATTCCATCTTTTATTATTTTAAGTCGCATTTCTGATACGAAATTTTTACTACTTATATCAGTACGTCGATACGTTCTTGCACGTATAGGTATATTTTCTGATCCTTTCGATTCACCATTTAAATTCATAAGGCCGCGAGCTACCGCAAGTTTTCTGAATCTTCGTATGAGTCTTTTTTTGCCCGATTCTTCATCTAAAATAAATACATTTTTTTGTTTTGTTTGTTTCCCTAACCAGTCGAGTCCCTGAACTATTGATAGGCATAAATCAGAGGCTACCCATGTCTTTCCTGATCCTGATGTCCCTGTGAATATAGTCAATGACCCTTCGGTTATCATATCTTGTAGTACAAATACTTCTGGTTCGATAGGAATGAGGAAATCAGCAAGGCAAGTAAAATCATCTTCGTCATTATCTAATCCTGAAAGGTCTGTTTTTTCCCAGTCTCTTTTAAAATTATCTACAACAGATTTTATTATTCGGTCTACTTCTTTATCGGGGAGTGGTGGTTTACAACGTAGTTTATTATGGCCATGAAGGAATGAATTTAAAACATCAATGCTATCGCCATAATTATAAAAACGTCCGGCGATTGAAGTTAGTCCTGAATTTCTATTTCCTTCTGTTAGTATGTCAGAAAAATCTACTGGATTTTCTTTTTCAATTTGTTTTCTATTTTTAAGATGTTCGTATATCCATTCAGGTCCTTTTGATATTTCTTCAAAGTTAATATCATAATTATAAAGAACAAAATATCCACCAGAACCTTTTATGTCTACTGATAGACCTGTTTCATCAAAATCAAGGGCATTATTAAGATTGTTTATTCTGGTATCATAATATAATTTATGGCATCCACCTGACACGGTAATTTGTGTCTCTGTTTTTGGTAATTCACCAAAGTTAGTATATATGGCGCGTTCGGCGTTATCTGTATTTTTTAGAGATTCAGGTGTATTTTCTTTTTTAATATCGATATCAAACGCGAATATTCCACCTGATTTTATACCACCTGCTACGCCGATATAATTACTGTCAATAGTTGTGGTACCGAACATTTCGCGGGCTATAAATTCGTCAGTCGTGGCTGAATTATGACCGTCTCCGAATTTAGTACCTTTGCGATAAAAAGGAAGTTTATTTTTTGAGCATAAGAAAAAAGCCCATCGATCAACGCGAGCTTCATCCTGACGTTTCCAATTGTCGAGGACTATATCAATCAGTAAAGTTTTCATTAGTCCTCTGTTTTAAAGATCTTCTAAAGTATATTTCTCCCGTTCTTCTAACATTGCAAATGCTTGTCTGTAACAAATTTCTGCAAAATGTTTTAAAGCCACATCATCTTCGTGTATTTCCGGATCTGAATAAATTCCAGACAATGCTTTACCAGCGAAATAATCTAATAATTCCATCTGAGTTTTCTTCATTTTAATCCTCGCATTTGTGCATAATAAATAAAGGCGTCTGTTACAACATCTTGAATTTTTTTATCATCCATAGCTGCGAGTATTTTTATTTTAGAATAAACTTTTTTTTCTACAAGCTGGTTAATAGTAACCAGTTCTTTTTCTTGTTCTTGCATGTAAAAACTCCTTTATTTTAATATAAGGATGTTATACGATATAGCAAAGATGTCAAATACTTTTTAGTTTTTTTTGTCTTTTTCGGTAGTTTTAGACCACTCAAGAAGTGCAGCACATATCACATCACCACGTCGTATTTTTCCACCAGGAACTATTTGTTTTTTATGTATAGCATTATTTATATCATACCATTCTTTTTTCGTACAATAAACATGAAGCGGATACGTCGATTTATAATCACTCATTTTCATTTAACCATTCCATAAATTTAATATACTATTGATTTTTGAGCTCTTTGACAATTTTTTTCCAGTCTGCTATTAGTAATTTTACATCGTCAACAGTGTAACAATCTTTTGACAATATAACCTTCTCGGCGGCGCGGCACCTTCGTTCCCAATAATAAGCCAGGTTAATAATCTTTTCCCCTCGTTTCTTGTTCACTTTCCCTCCTCGATGCGGGATATGGCGTCATTCATCACCGCAAGCGTATTCGGGTATTGGTTGTGGTCAATGGCGTCTATTGCCATGTTAATTAGGCCAATTAGTTTGTCCCTCTCCGCTGTGACGCGGGCGAGGGTGGATAATTCCTTCACTATGTCCTCGGGGGATATTGTGTTGCCGTCGCCGAGTATTATATAACTGTTTGATTCTGTTATACGAAATCCATATCTCATGTCTCATCCCTCCCTGCCGGTTGCGGCGGTAATTTCGTTGATGCTCTGTCCGGTGGCCGCTTCGATTATATTTTTCAATACAATTAAATCACAGTCCGTGTACTCGGCACAAGTTTCGTCACAATTTCTGCATTGATATCTCTCTGTATTTTTATAGCACATAATTAACGCCTCCAGCATATCCGGCGCGGCGGCGATCAGGCGGGCGTTTGACTCACTATCACCTCGGTTATTGTCGTGGATATTACATATTGAGATTCCGTCTTTATCAAATACGGCAAATTCATCATCACACCATTCTTCATGCTTCCACGGTCCCGGCGTATGCTTATTCATGGGCGGCCTCCGGTTTATCAAGTTCTTTCACCGCATCCATTACCGTTTTAAACGCCTCGTTAAACTCAGGAACACGGCGCAACGTCCATGATACACCTTGGGTTGTCGGTTCATCTTCAACTGCTATTCTAATATTTTTTGTGTTAATTTCTATCTTCATTCCCCTGCCTCCTTAATGATAGATTGCCACACCTCATATAAATCTGGGCAATAGTGATTGGTATTAGATAGCGGTAATCTTTTGATAATGGCCTCTGCCG